GTCTGATTGTCCTTCTGCAGCTGGAATCCTGAATCGAAGCCGGCGGCGGAGTTGATTTCGAGGAATGTGTGTGCACTACCGCTGACGATCAACGAAGGTAAATTAGTATTACTTGGGTTCGGGCCACTGCCTCCTCCTGGTCCTGACATTTAATTAATCTCCTTATTGATTCGATTCATTCCAGTTTGGATCCTGTGGTCCCAATGTAATTCCTGAACCGGTGAGTATGTACATTTCTTCAGTAGAAATCGATGTCAATTCTGCATAGACTTCGTAGGACCCCTCAGTAGCTCCATCAGCATTATAAATATATATTTCTTTACATTTGCAACGAAATGTAAAAGAGTCGCGATCTTCAGTAAGAGTCACATAATGTAGACCATCGAAAGTGCCGCCATCTTTGCAACTACCTGGCGGTGCAGCATCTCCAAAGTACACCCTTAAAGTCGTCCCTGCTTTATTCCAAACCACAACCTCTCTCGCAACTCTGGGAAATTCGATTTTGTGTTGTGTCGTAATTGGGATACTAGCAGCACCAGTTAAATATGGGGTACCAGCAACCAAATATGATGCAGCATTCCCTAATCCAGCTCTTGGATACGAGTGCGTCCAACCTCGGTCATGTGGTGGATCTGGTGGCAAATTCGGCATTTTCTTCTCCTATTGTTTATTAATTAGTTTCTTGTTTGGCTTTCAACTTGTCCAAAGTGGCTTTTCTTCTCTTTTTCATCCTTCTTTTTATAACAGAAGGTTTCTCATAATACATTCTTTCTCGAAGGTCATCTATGATTCTTTCTTTCTTAACTTTTTTGACAAATCTCTTTATAGCTCTCTCGATGTTGTCGCCTTTTTTAATTTTTGTTTCCACGTTAGCTGGTTTCATGTCTTCATCTCTTCGTTAATGCTTTCCAAGTGTTAGCATTCCCCATCAAGTTTGATATGTCCACGCCTGAATCACCTGGATCTACACCAGATAAAGGCCCTTGTGGTGAAGTAGCTTCTCCTGGTGCGCCGGCTTGCGCTACTGGCGTTGTACCTTCAAACAAATCAACCCCATTATATGAACTTTTGCCAATAGCGTCTAACATCTTCTTTCTTGTTTCGTTGATCTTTTGAGTGTTCTTTTGTTGCTGTTCCAGTTGCAATTTTTTAATTTCATCGTTGTCGCGTTTTTGTTCAACAACCACTTGCTGCGTCGATCCCAAACCTTTCACAACCTCAGAGATAATACCAGACAATATGCCCTCTTCAAAGAGAGCTTCACGAATACACTCTTTTATCATGGGTTTTAACACTTTCTTGAGTTCTGATTTTTTCATTTAATTTCCTGTTAGCGGAATGGATTTAGCTTTAAAAATTTTTTATGCAACGTAGTGCTGCCTCCACTATGTCTAAAAGATACAGATTCGACACTTTTATCATTCCATTTTTCTTTCGACACTTTGCCACAAGTACCTGGCTTGACAATTATGTTTTCAAACCCAGTGTCTTCTCTCACGCAAACTTTAACTTCTTCTGTCTCTAATTTTGATTTTTCCTTCAAAACGTTTTCAAGTTCTTCTTTAATAATTTGTTTAAGTTGTGATTTTGTTAGTTTCATGTTTTTATTTTCATAATATTCTCCACTAGTTGCATCCCCTTTCGCGAGACTTAAAGCTGCGCCGGTGGCGTAATCTCGCTCGTGGCCCGGGCTTGCGCCCATGGTTGCCTTTGCAAGAAATTTTTCAAGGCCCGGATATTCCGAGTAAGCTGCGACGACGATATCGTTTATTTGCTTCCGCGTGGCGTTGCGTTCCTCTACCGCTGCACTAAGCTTTTCTTTCATTGCATTAAGTTTTGCAACGTTCTCCTTATATCTAGGTTTTCCGTGTTCTTGGCGTGAGCGGTCGGTGTCGCTTTGTTGAGCTTTGATCTCACTTTTTTGAGCTTCAATCTCTTCTGCAGAAGGAGCATTATTTGCCACATCGGCGGCCTCTTCAAACCCTGGATATCCAAAAATAAGTGGGAGCCACTCCTGCATTTCTTGTGACTGCGCAATTTGTCTAGGCTGATCTTTATATTGTTTGTATAAGGCAATGGCGTTCTGGGCAGCAGGCAGCAATCTTGATAAACCTTTTCTCGCCAGACCTGCGATGCCGCGACCAACAATGCCAGGGGTTTCCGACCAGTCACGCTCCTTCAAAACGTTTTCAAGCTCTTCTTTGATAATTTTCTTTAGCTGTGACTTAGTTAATTTCATTTGTCGCTCTCTCCTCTCAAGACATCATTTAAAGCACGATTAATTCGATCCGCTTTTGTAAAAACACCCTTTATAGCACCTTCATTAATCTGGGGTGTCGTCATATAAGCACCAGATGTTGAAGGCTCCGAAACCATATCAAAACAAATTAATTGAAAGTCGTCTTCGACAATTGTGTCGCCATTCACCTCGTTCACAGAACCCATTCCTCTAGAAGAAATACCTAGTTTGACGCCGGCACTAGCAAGCTCTTTCAATACTTGACCAGCTGGAGTATTCAAAACCTGAATTTTTCCCATTACAGCGCTATCATCGCCCTTGTCCCACCAAATTTCTGTTATAAGATGAGAAGCGTTTCTAAGATTAATGACTGAATCTTCTGGATGATCTAGTTCCCCCAATGCTCTTCTTTCTTTAACAAGTTTTTGATAGTTTTTAACTTCTCTTTCTAAAATATTCTTGCTATATACGCGGCCATTGCCATTTTTTGCATCGGCTCTTTGCATAACACCAGTAAGAAACACATGGCCTTCTTTGACCATTTTTTTCTCAGCTTCAGTCAAAAAGTCTTGGCAAACTCCGCCTTCGCAAAGTTCATAGTATTCTCTTAATAATAGTTTTGACATCAGTCACGATCCTTTACAACAATGTCTTACCGGTTGTAGCATCCATTTAGCCGTCCAAATATCTGTGTTCATGTTTAACTCCGTTATCTCCAAATAATGTGCAAAAAATATAAGATGTGCCGGAACTTAGGCACCCCAGTAAGAAATAATTAATGACATTATTATCAAATGTAAATAGTTCTGTATATCTGTTTATTCCTACTAAAAACACACCAACCCAAAAGCCCATGCACATGGGACAATGAAAAAAATGATGCTCTGGTCTTAACCTATCAAATATCGACCCATAAACTAAAATTTGCGTCATTCCGTAGGCACAAAGAATAAAATATACTAATCCCAATTTAATACCTATAATGTGAGGTCATGCCATATGGCCCACGAATATATCCAGGAATAAGAGAGCCTTTTCTATCTTCGTGTGGGATTTCTCCAAGCTCTGTTGAGTGCTCCGTGTCGGGCGACAACAAGTCATCTTCATATGTGTCTTCAGTTTGATTTCTTGTTGAAAAGTTTTCCAATTCTTCTTTAAGAAAGTTACTTATAGAATATAAAACAGACTGCATTGAATCGATATTCTCATCGGCCGACTTCAATACTGTGGCCTCCATTGAGCCATAGATATTTCCGCCTTGTACACTTTCAAGTAAAATAACACCTTTATTTCTCAAAAATTCAAAAAGTCGATCTTGTGCTTCATATACTCTTTCTGAAAATATTTTTTTTGCAAAAGAAAGCACCTTTCCTTTTTGCGGCATTAAAACAATATCAATATCTTCATGATCAAAAATCATAAGATTGCCATCTAGACTTTTTCTAGCATTTAAAGAGATGGTTTCTTGAGTCGTGCTTCCAATAGTTATTTTAATGTCCATTGTCTTGAATCTCTTTTGCTAAATTTTGAATTTTAAGAACTCTCATAATCATATCTTTGTTGACTTTTTCTTTTTTAAAATTCTCTAAAATTTGTAAAATCTTTTTTGCTTTTTTGCCCATGTCTGAGTCTTGTTTCATGTCTTCAGAGTTCAAAGAGTCAACAATAGTCTCTTTTAACCTAGAAAGTTCTTCATTCAAAAATATCTTTAGTTCGATCCCATTATCAACAAAAGAAGAAATATATTTGCCTAAAAGTTCTTTTTGTTCTGCAATCAATTTTGACGAATATTCTGAATTAAATCTTTTTATGAAAGACTTGAACACCAAATTGTCAATAGGTTTTACTTTTAATCCATTTTCTGATAACTTGTTTGACATTTTTTTGACTAAAGCCTGTTCTAACAAAATACGTTTTTTAACTGGGGTTTCTTCATTGAATATCTGGTATACTGTTGCCAAACTTTTATAATTTGGAACAAAGTTGGAAAAAACAGACTTTGAAAGAAGTGAATTAATTTTTTTAATTAGGGAGCTCTGTTCAGTAAACAATTTTTTTCCATCAATTTTAGAATGTTCTTGCTTAATTTCATAAATTAACTTTTCCGCTATGTGCGGTTCCATATCATAAGTTTCGCAAAGCGCTTTATATAATTTTAATTCTTTGTATAAAAGAGAATTCTTTTCAAAATGTTCTTTTACAATGGAAACAAGCTCGTCCTTTAGTTCTATATTTTTTCCTATAACCGCTTTAGTTAGTTCTTTAATCAACGTTTCATAAAGAAAAGCAGTATTACGTTTCTTGTTGTGTTTTGACTTCATTATCTTTTAACTCCAATTCCGTAATCAAATTTTTGATATTATTATTAACTTCGAATATCTTTTTCTCTTCGCTTGAGTAATTAGTCTCTTTTTCTTCGTAAATTCCTTTACCTAAGCTTAATAAATCAGAAAGTCCTTTATGAGTATTTCTTCTTGTCCCTTTCCCCGACTCATAAGAATAGTGACCTCTGTAGCTTCGTCGTCGGGCGCCCATATCTCGCTTATCAGTTTTTACAGGTATGTACCACTTAGCTTTTGATTGCGAAGTAGTGGTTTCGGGGCGTCCCATTATGTCTTTTCTTTGAAGCTTATACCAGTCTTTATCGTCTCGTTTAGCGGGCGGTGCCAAAAGAGCAGTTTCTTCTTCTTCTTCTCCACCTTCTTCTCCTTCTGGCGGAGCTTCATCTTCCGGGGGTTCACCTTCTGGAGGAACTTCGCCTTCTCCTGCAGCGGCGGCCAAATCAGGAGGAAGGCCCGGTGGGAGACCAGCTGGTCCACCTCCCATTCCTACTTCTCCTTCTGTTCCTAGCCCTTCTAGTGCTGCAGCTGCTTCCATTGCGGCTTCGAATTTGCGATCATAAAACATTTCACGCTGAATTCTAACATATTCATCATCTGGCAAGTTAAATATATTTCTCGCAACCCACGATCTACTAAAGAACCCTTCAGTTGCACTAGTCGCAATTTCAAATTTTATTCTCCAATTTTCAAGTTCTTGCATTTCTGCAATTTTTGACGGATTACTTAATGCTAACTTAAAAGACACCAAATCGTCATTTCTATATCCAAGAGTAAACAAGTGAATGACGCCTATTTTTTCTAACTCAGACAACACCGATCTTTGAAGCCTTTGAATCGTTCTCGCAAAACGAATATCTTTTTGAGCAAGAGTTGTTTTATCTTCTTCAGCTCCCTCGCCTCTAAAAAGATATGATTGAGGAATCTTTAATGCAGCAAATAATTTGTCTTTGAGATATTTAACATCATCAATATCTCCGGTGTAAGCGCCACCAGGTAAACTTTCAACTTTTGTTGAACTTCCCCCACGAACAGGAATAAAATAATCCTCTTCAATACTCATAGGATTGTAACGCAAATCAACGCGGCCAGTATCGGAATCAATAACTTGATTTCGCTTCATTTGAGTCATTGCTTTCTGCATAAACTGTTCCACGTCTTCTGGTGGTATATTGCCAACGTCTATATAAAAAATTCTTCTTTCCGGAGAGCGAACAATGCGATAAGCCATCACTGCATCTTCTAAAAGATTAAGCTGTCTAAAAATTCGGCGAGCTGGTTCTAAAATACTTGTTCCATACGGAACCCATTTGTCATTCCCAAGAATACGAAAATGTGCAATTTGCCAATTTTCAAAAGTTATTCCCCCTGAATTCCATTGATACTGAACATAGTTTGGATTGCTTTCGTCTTCGCCCTCCAATCTCTCAACTTCACTAATCGGCAAACCAATTACATTTTTTACTCCTACTTCCTCATCGATATCCAAATAAAGAAAATAGTCACCAAACTTGCACATAGAACGACACCACCCAAAAAGATTAAATTCAACATTTAAAATATTATTAAAGAGATTATCAAGAATTCCCTTAATCTCTTCATTCGGGCATCTTATATCTAATAAAGGTGTTAGTCCGGTTGAAGTTGTCATTTCATCTGCATAAATATCCATCGCAGAAGCAATAATTGGCTCGTACTCCATTTGATCAAAATCTGCATATCTTTCAATACGATTTTGATTAGCCATAATATTGGCTGTAAGATTTTCAAATGGGTCAAAAGAAGTTTTCTTAAACTGTTTACCAGCTGCAGAGGTAAATTTATATTTATCTAGATGTCGTCTTTTTTCTTTTCTAGGTGTTTGACTTCTGTAATTTATAATTGGGCCGGAAAAAAGCCTTGTTAATCGCTTGAATAAGCGCGATTGTGGATTTCTTGGGTTTTTATCGTTTTTGTTCCTGCCTGCCATTTAGTTTATCCTTTAAGAAGCCAAACAAACTTCTTTTGTTCTTCTATACTTTTCTTCATTTGTTCGCTTTTTCTAATAGGCTTATAGCCTCGCATTCCTGGTATAGTCGTATTAATTATATTATCAGATTTAAACATAGAACTTAAGCATGCTTTATGATGTTCGATTTTTCTTTTGTTTTCCACAAATACCGTATCTTTTATCCAACACCCAATTGCAAAAGACATAACTAAGTCATCATTTTCTGAACGCATTGCTTGTGCTTTCCCATTATTCCAAATAAAAGTTTTAAATTCATTATAAAGTCTAGACGAGTACGTTGTAATTAGCTTGTTCCTCACAAATTCTTCCATTTTCGCTACAATGATTGGTCTAGTTTTTAGACTAGTGGTAAAACCAGCTACTCCATTAGAAATATTTTCTGCAGTTAATTGATCAACATATTCATGAGTTGACTTAACGGAAAAATAAATATTTGGGTATTCCATTTCTTTTAATTTTTCTAGAACTGCGAACCCAACTGAATTGTTTTCGACAACTAATAAGCAATTGCCATATTCCTTGCCGGCATCAGAAAGTATATTTGAAAAAATATCTGGCGTTACTTTTCCTTGGTATTCTGCAACTATCTCTGCTGTTTCTAGTTTGAAAACATGAAATACAGAATAATCTTGTCCATCACCTCTTGCAACATCTGCAGTCAGCATGTATGTGTACTCTGATTTATATTCTTCCCAGATCCACAAATTTCTATCGAACCCAGTTCTATACTTTGGCTCTTTGACACACTGTTCGATAAAGCTTATATCGTCAGGATGGAGAACGGTTTCACCAGAAGTATTAAAATTGCATTCCAACTCTTGAGCTACTTGCCTGATAGACATGTTCTTAGTTTCTTTCTCAAACCAAGTCTGATCACGATCCGGATGCACATCCCATAATAATTTTACTGAGTGAAAATCATTTCTTCTCGATTCTGCATCAATATACGTTTTATAAAACCAACCACCAACACCATTTGGAGTGCTAAGTGCAATAACGCGACCACCAGTTGAAATTGTAGGATACAAACCCGTCCATAATTCATCAAGACCATCAACATGAGCTGCCTCGTCAATGACCAACAGCGACAGAGCCTCTGAGCGGCCGGCATCAGAAGAGGTGGTAGATGCTTTAATCTGTGAACCATTATCTAGTTCAAAACTAGTTCTGTTGTCGACTATAACTTTAGAAATTTGCATCCATTCCGGAAGACGTTTGATAATAGATTTAACCTTTTTAACAAGATTACCAGCTGTACTAAACTTTGTTGCCATAACAAGAACATTTTTATCTCGATGGAACAACATTAACCAAACAATATAGGCTGCTGTAATTGTTGAAATACCAAGCTGTCTTGCTTTTAAAATGATGTTAAAACGATAATCATTGAAATCGTTAATGAGATCTCCCTGATAATCATAAAGCTTAAAAGGAATCAAACCCCTCATTGGATGGGAGATTTTGCAGTAGTTGTTTATAAAATAAACAGGATCCTTCCCGCCTCTAAGGATCTCTTTTGTGACTTCTTTCTTTGTTAATTGATAAGACATTCATCACTTATCACTGTTCTTTTTTTCTGGTTACATTTCGAGGCTTCGAAGTTTTTCCCTTGTTGAAAGCCAGCCAATCTTTAGTAATTTTATCCAATCTTTCCTTCCCGGAAGAACCTTCTTCGACTGAAACAACTCCATCAAGACCACCAATCTTATATACACAATTAGCTTGACAAGAACTACGAACGTTGCTGATATGTTGAACATTAATGTCTACATCACCTTCCTTTGTTAATGTCAAGGTATTACCAGTAACTTTCTTATATTCTCGTTTCAAATAATTTGCAACATCATTGACAGTTGCTGAAATGTTGTTCTCAAAATTACTTTTATCGTGAGTTTCTTTTAATTTCATTTCAGTGTGATATAGAACTCTCAATTTGTCTCCTTCAAAACGAATTTTGAAGCCATCAATTTCACGAGAATCCAATACGGGATCTCCCTCTTCTCTACGGAGTCCTATTGCTCTTTTTTCGCCGTCGGCATTATAGCGTTCATCATGCGAACCATCATAAGCATTTGCTGCAGCTTGTGAAATTCCTGTAATAATGTCTAATACTGTTGCCATCAATCTTCTCCTGATAAATTAATCTAATATAAGTAGTTCTTTATTTTCTTAACACCTTCGATAAATTTTTCAAAACAACTTCAAGTTCTTCTTTTTGAACAGCAACTTGATTAAATATATTTTCCAGTGTCTCCGGAGAAGGATACCAGTAGAGATCGACACCGGTTTTATCTTCTATTTGCTTCTTCTTTTCTGCATACTCCGGGGCCGCAATTGCGCGACGATGTGGATCCAGTGTTAAGAAGAATTCAATATCTGATGGATTAATTTTGCTAACTGCGCCAAAGAGTACATTGTATCTATCACCGTCATTCTTCACAGGAATTCCTGACAAATCTGAATTCAACTCAATAAGATCATTATACATTGCTCGTTGAAGTACAATCTCCGGAGCTGCATCGTCATGGTGTGCGAAGAGGTCTAGCTTGTTCTGAACGTCTTCTTCATTTTTGTAATCGTTTGGCAGCTTATAAGACCTTGACACACCCCTAACACCTGTTGCTTGTTCAAACGTTTCAGCCGGCGCATTATACGGTCCTTTACCAAGCATGTTGTCATCGCCAAGCAATGTCCCTAGGGCACGTCCAACCGTATTTAAGAGATTTTCAAAGAATCCTTCTTTCATAAGCGACGCATTCGATATCATCTGTTGAGGTATTTCAGCTTTAATTTTTGGCAAACTTGCTTCCTTCAAAACAACTTCAAGTTCTTCTTTGACAATTTGTTTGAGCTGCGATTTTGTGAATTTGATTTTTTGTTGTTCGGTCATTGCTCGTCTTTGCTGCATATCAACTTGCACAAGAGAATTCATTTTATCTTTCATAACCTCGGGATCTTCTGAACAATCAAGAACAGTATCGAGATATGTATCTGCACCAAGTTTGCCCTTACATATATCAATTACATCGTTGGATGTAAATCCTCCACTTCCTACTCTTCTTCTAAGATCTAAGACTCTAGAACGAATTTCTGTAGGCTCTAACATGTAAGGGCGTTGATGTATCCTGAAACTACCTTCCTCCTCGCGAGGAGTAAAGGCATTCTGTGCCCATTTGTTCAGTGCAGGACCGACCATGGAATCAATTAAATCGTTTTGCCAATATGATAATTCTCCTCCTCCTGTAATATCAGGAGCATCCGGATCACGAAAAGAAAAATCTGTGACGTGTTCGCGTTCGTGCGTGCGCACGTGTTTTTCTTGTGGTGGGTGCAGCACATCCCCTAAAGGAAGAAGATTTAAATCTATATCTTGCCTGAGTTTGCCTGCAGTTCTTCCAGGAATCATCGTCCCGCTCTCCGGATCAAATCTTGGTTCAACACCCGGCAAGTGCGTCATGGTGGCACGGCCGGCGAGGCGATCATGCATCTTTTTATATTCAACCGGCGTTTCATATGTCACTTTTTCTATCCATGGCAATATTTCATTTTCATATTTTTCTTTTCCAACTTTCTTTTCCCATGCTAGTCTATCAACACCTTTTGGGTCTTTGTGAGTTTTAAGATAGGCTTCTCGATGCTCATCGGAAGAAGCTTCAGGCCACTTCAGAGTGGGAAGCGGTTTGGGGGCGTTTTCCCGCTCAAACTCGGTGCGAGGAGGTTTAGGCGGCGTAGTGTGGCGTTTAGTGAACTCTGTGAAATCGCGCATCCATGGAGTTTTTATACCGACTCTTTCGCGGGGGCTAAACTCTTTTTCTAATACATCTTGTGGTAGTGAGCGAATAGCAGCGTCGAATTCTTCGTCAGAGAGCGCTCCTGAATCTTTTTTTTTTGACGGAGATGGTGATTTGATCTTTATCCACTCAGGTTTCTCAGGATCATGTTTAGGAAAACGACCGGCATGAGCCCCGGGGCCGGGCATTTGTTCCTTCAAAACAACTTCAAGTTCTTCTTTGACAATTTGTTTTAATTGAGACTTTGTGAGTTTCACTTGTTGGGTCTCCAGCCTGAAGTCCATCGTTCTTCTCGATCTTCCACATGCTGGATATAACAC